TGGTTTAACTCTTCCAGTGTTGACAGGAACAGCTGCAGACGATTTCCTACCAAAAGCAAAAGACGGTTCTGGGGCAATATTACCTTTTACTAATTTTGCATTAGCGGCTGAGGATAGTATAGGTATTTCAACAGGTGACATAAATAATACTAATAAAGGTGCTCTGGGTTGTGGTGCAGGTGCAAGCATAATATTCCTACGAGCAACTGGTCACGGAATGAAGAAGGGTGCAAAAGAGCCTGGTAAAAATGTATTTTTACTACTGGGTACAGGTGAGATACAAGCTTACCTAAGTAGTGACACCTCAAACTGGAAAGCAAGGGATGACTGGAAAGATGCGCAGCCAGGTGATTGTTTAGTAACGGTAACTATCAAGCCGCCACCACATGGACATATAGGATTTGTTGCAAATACGCTTGATACGGACGGTAGCTACGATGTAATATCAAACTCAACTAGAAAGAAAGCTATTATGTCGTATTACAGTATTAAAAAGTGGAGTGAGATTGCTACTAGAAAAGGAGTTGGTAGAACATACGCGTATGAATTTATTGGAACATTTGGATTAACTATATAACAGACATGGCAGGAATAAAATACTATCCTTTATCAAGGGTTCAAACAGGACTAACTACGAGTGGTAATCTATACACGCTAGAGGGTAAACCTTACAGCGGTCCATACTACCTAACATACGACGGAAAAGCATTCTCAGGCCCAAATCCAGCATGTGGATCAAACCAACTACTACTACCAGTAAGCTTTGATACAAAAGCACAAAAAGCAGCAATATCACCACTACGCGGCAAAGGTACTAAAATTGATCAAAGTATACGACAAGCAGTTGCAGCAGCAACAACGGCAGCAGCAAAATCAACAGCAACCTTAAAACAATTAATACCATACTACCCAGTAGTATTAGATAGTGATTATAGTAGAGGCTATTTTACAAGGTACTTTGCAAAAAAGGTGAATGTTAATGGTTATATTTTAGAAATATCATACACCGACTGGGCAACAGTAAAAAACAAAACAGACATTCAGTTCGAAGATTACGAGGTGCTTGATATGTTTTGGCAAGTAAAAGGTCCTGCACATGATAAACGAGTATCACAGTATCAAGTCGTAGGTGGTGTATACGATACGAATAAACGAGTAACAGAAGGTAAAGCTAAGGGTTTTAATGGATTAATTGAGTATGTTGGCGGAGATTATATAAAATATGCAGTGTTAACAGATTAACTGTTGCTAAACCGAGTAGTATTTCCTATATTTAATTAAAGGTTATAAAATAAAAGTCATGTACTACATCATCGAGACAGATGAACAATTAGCAAAATTACCCACACCAGATAAGTGCTTTATTGAGCTAGTTGCAAAATCAGACGAAGCACACCCGTCATTAACAACCCCGTCAGTAATTTATTACAATGACTTTGAAAAGGGCTATGTCTTTGCAATAAATCACTCAGAAGGATTTAATTTATCAATAGAAGCGGTTGAGACATTTTTACAAAAATGTAATAAAGTTTACTTGCTTAATCAAAAAAGACACTCCTATTACTTAAATTTACCAAATGCTATTGATATGCTATTCACAGCAATAGGATTAGGTAAGGATTTTTCATGTGATACAATTGTACATAAGGACTTTGGATATAGACATAGATACTTAGCAAATATAAATGGACTAATACCAATATGTAAACATTATGAGAGGTGTGAGTGTTTGTTTGAAGTAGTGAAAGAGTTAATTGGACGAGAGGATAATATAGACTGGCAAACTATATACGTAAATGTATATAAATGGGTTGAAGAAGCTGGTATTAGTATAAATGAAAAAGTATTTGATAAATACTACGAACCTACCTGGAAAGTTAACTCAGTCAAGAACGGTAAAATCTATACAAGTTACAATCTATACAATATAACAGCTAGACCAACAAATGCATTTAACGGTCTTAATTTCTTAGCATTAAATAAAGATCAATCAAGAGCAGCTTTTATACCAACCAACGACTTCTTTGCTGATTTTGATTTTGATGGATACCATCTAAGATTGATAGCTAACTTACTTAATATAGACCTACCAACCAATAAATCAATCCATACGTATTTAGGTACGCAGTATTTCCAAAAAGAAGAGCTAACAGAGGAAGAGTACCAGGAATCAAAAAAGATAACATTTAGACAGCTATATAACGGTGTAGAGGACAAAGTAAAACACATTGAGTTATTTCAATACGTTGACAAGTTTATTCAAGGAATGTGGATAGAATATCAACAAAACGGATATATACAATTACCAAATGGTAGAAGGTTAGTACAGGAAAGTCCAACACCACAAAAGCTATTTAATTACTATGTTCAATGCTTAGAAACAGTAAATAACGTAAAAAAACTATCAAAATTAAAAGACTACCTTGAAAATAAAAAGAGTAAGGTAATATTAGTAGTATACGATTCAATCTTAGTAGACTTCTCAAAACAAGACGGAATGGCCACGTATGATGGGATAAAAGCGATATTAGAGGAAGATAATTATATGGTAAAAGTTAAAATTGGAGAAGACTATGACCTACGATAAAAGCACTTTTTTGAGTGATTCTGAACTATTTATAAGGAGTATAGATATCAAACAAGAAGACTTGAAAAATAAACTGTTTTGTACTTTCAGCTCAAAAGATGGACTCGAAAGAACACTATCAACAATAAAATCGGAATACACAATAATGTACGGTAAAATATTCGTACTAGAGTCAGAAGACTCTGACGAGTACTTATGTACCTACAATATTGAGATTCCAGAAGCACCAACGAAGGTTTTGGCCAACACAATTCTGCTACACAGAAAGAAAGAGACAAACACTCTTTACACAATCAATTCATTGAACACCTTGATCAAACACCTCAACGAAGGTATTCTCGACACATCCTTCAGGATCAATTGGTCTAATTACCAAAACACTGTATTACTCACACAGGGAAGTGAGTTAAAAAAGCTGGCAACAAAAATTTACAAAATAATTGTAATATAAGTTGCTAATCTGAAAAGATATTCGTATGTTTCTTTAGTAAGTAATTAATAATTTAAAACTATAATTTATGGGCATGGACCTTAATGCAATTAAGAGTAGGCTTGGTTCGTTACAGAATCAGCGACAAGGAGGTGGTAAGAGAGATATGAGCACGATTATTTGGAAATCTACAATCGGTAAACATACCGTGCGTATTATTCCGTCGGCTCATGATAAATCTAATCCATTCAAAGAGGTTTTCGTACACTACGGTATCGGAAGCCGAGCAATGATCTCACTTATCAATTTTGGTGAAAAAGATCCAATCGTAGAATTTGCAAAACAACTTAGACAGTCTAGTGACAAAGAAAATTGGTCAATGGCTAAGAAGTTAGAACCAAAGATGAGAGTTTTTGTACCCGTGATTGTTCGTGGGGAAGAAGACAAAGGTGTTCGTCTATGGGAATTTGGTAAACAAGTTTACATGGAGTTACTAAGTATCGCAGAAGATGATGATGTAGGTGACTACACTGATCCAGTACAAGGTCGCGATATTACAATTGAGACAACTGGTCCTGAAACAAATGGTACTACCTTTAACCAATCAAAAGTGCGTGTACGTACCAAGGTTACAGCTCTATCTGATGATGCTAATGATGTTAAGAAATGGCTTAATGAACAGCCTGATCCAATGACTATCTTTAAGAAGTATCCTTATGAGGAAATGAAAGCATCCTTACTTGAGTGGTTAAATCCAGAAGAAGTAGCCGATGTTAAAGAGGAAACTACCGATACTGAAGAAGTAAAACCAGCAACATACAAGCTTGATACAAAAAATGCTGATAAGCAAATAGATGACGAGTTTGATGAATTATTCAAGATCACTAAGAAAGGTAAATAAATATGGCAAAAAGCAAGATGCCTGAGTCGGGTTCATTAAACGAATCTGTATCAAAGGCAATAAGAGGATCGTTTAACTTAGATAACTTTATCAAGTCTAAAAATCTATCCTCTACATCTATCAAGATGAAGGAGCAAAAATGGATCCCTCTATCATCTGCTTTTCAAAACTGCCTATCAATTCCTGGCATACCAGTAGGCCACATAACATTACTCAGAGGACATTCTGATACAGGTAAGACAACCGCACTTCTAGAAGCAGCCGTAAGTGCTCAGAAGATGGGAATCTTACCTGTTTTTATTGTAACTGAGATGAAGTGGAACTGGGAGCATGCGAAGCAGATGGGATTACAGTTTGATGAAGTAGCAGATGCAGATGGTGAAGTCAGTGACTATAAAGGATTTTTTATATATGTAGATAGAGAGAGATTAAATACTATTGAAGATGTAGCAGCCTTTATAGCTGATCTACTAGACGAACAAAAGAATCAGAGACTACCACACGACCTACTATTCCTATGGGATTCAGTAGGATCAATTCCATGTCGTTTATCTATTGAATCTAATAAGAATAATAACGAATGGAATGCTGGAGCAATGTCTCAGCAGTTTGGAAACTTTATTAACCAAAAGATCGTGCTATCTCGTAAGATGAGCCAGCCGTATACAAATACGATGTTGGCAGTTAATAAGATATGGGTTGCGAAAGCAGAGAACATAATGGCACAACCTAAGATGAAAAATAAAGGAGGAGATACAATGTATTTTGATTCATCACTTATTGTAACATTTGGTAATGTATCAAACGCAGGAACGAATAAAATTAAAGCCATTAAGAATGGTAAGGAAGTTGAATTTGCAAAGCGTACAAAGATCGCATGTGATAAGAATCACGTGAATGATGTTACATCAACTGGAAAAGTTATTATGACTGCACACGGCTTTATCGACGATGATAAAAAAGCAATTGATGGTTATAAGAAGCAGTACTCTAAAGACTGGTTAAAAACTTTAGGAAGCATGGACTTTGATGTAATCATAGAAACTGACGAAGACAGTAGAGATATCTTTGACGCAACAGAAAATGAATAAAGACTTTCGTAGAATACTAGACTCACTTAAAGAAGCGAAAGAAGAACCGAAGCATAGGAACAGCCATGTATTATTGGTTGACTCACTAAATACGTTTCTACGTAGCTTCGTTACAGTACACCACCTCAATCCCCAAGGAAACCATATCGGCGGTCTTACAGGCTTTTTAAAATCTGTAGGACATGCCATAAGGCTTATAGGTCCAACAAGGGTTATACTTGTATTCGATGGACACGGTGGATCTACAAATAAACGGTATATCTATCCGGAGTATAAAGCAAATAGACATATTACAAAGATATCAAACTGGGATGCCTACGATAACCAACAAGAGGAATCAGAATCAATTACAAATCAAATAGTAAGATTAATCGCATACTTACAATGCCTTCCAGTCGATCTATTAATCATAGATAAAATTGAAGCAGATGATGTTATCGGGTATTTAGCTAAAGCATTACCAGAGAAGGTTACAATACTATCAACTGATAAAGATTACCTACAACTAGTGTCAGATAGAGTCACAATATACTCACCTATCAAGAAGAAGTTTTATACAACAAAAGCAGTTAAGGAGGAGTATGGAATATCACCTGTTAACTTTTTAACACATAAAATTTTATTAGGAGATAAATCAGACAACGTACCAGGTGTAAGAGGTATAGGAATCAAGACGTTAATTAAAATGTATCCACTACTCAAAGACGATGAATTAATTACAATTGAGCAGATAATAGAGCAAGCAGAGGGTAAACCAAAAAAACTTGGCGATATTTATAATTTCAGGAAGCAATTACTAATCAATAAAGAGTTAATGGATCTACATAACGTTAATATACCAGAAGAGGATGTAGAAGTAATTGAACAAGTTTTACAAAATCCAAAAAACGCATTAGAAGTAGCTAACTTTGCCAAGCTATACAACGAGGATAATTTAGGCAATAGCATACCGAATGTACCAATATGGCTATATGATACTTTTAATTTATTGAAGGTGGTCGCAGAAAAGTAGTTGGACGTGAAACAATAATTAGTTATATTAAAATAAAAAGAGATTATGGCGGTTTTAAATCAACTACAATCCTATGGAATAGGCTTCCAGATTAAAGTAATGTCAAGCTTACTTAAACACAAGGAATTTCTACAAAACATATACGACATCCTAGAATCAGATTATTTTGACAACCCAGCACATAAATGGATTGTTGATGAAATCCTAAGATACTACCACAGGTACAACGCAACCCCAACCTTAGACGCACTACACGTAGAAGTTAAAAAAATAGAAAATGAAGTACTCAAAGTATCAGTCGTTGAACAACTTAAAGAATCGTATAAAGCATCTAACGAAGATAGAGAATATGTTGAGCAAGAATTTCTTAATTTTTGTAAAAATCAACAGCTTAAAAAAGCATTACTATCATCTGTCGACCTATTACAATCAGGACAGTATGACGATATTCGCTATCTTATTGACGCAGCATTAAAAGCTGGTCAAGATAGAAATATTGGACATGAGTATGAAAAGGATGTTGAGACAAGATATAGAGAAGAACAAAGAGGCGCTATACCAACACCATGGAACCATGTAAATGGGTTACTTATGGGTGGATTGGGTAGCGGAGATTTAGGTCTAATATTTGGTAATCCTGGAGGTGGTAAAAGCTGGATGCTTATTAATATGGGAGCAGCAGCTGTTATGGCAGGCTACAACGTATGTCACTATACATTAGAGTTATCTGAAGACTACGTTGGTAGAAGATATGATGCTTTGTTTGCAGGAGTGGATGTACAGCTAATACACCAGTATAGAGACGTTGTAAATAAAATTGTATCAGAACTACCAGGAAAGTTAATAATTAAGGAATTTTCCATGGCAAAAGCGTCTATAGCAACAATAGAAGCACATATACAGAAATGTACTGATCTTGGAAACAAACCAGACCTAATAATTATCGATTACGTCGATCTATTAAAAGCAAAAAGAAAGTCAATAGACCGTAAAGACGAGATTGATGATATATACACATCAACTAAGGGACTTGCAAGAGAGCTTAAAGTTCCAATTTGGACTGTGTCACAGGTAAATAGAGCTGGTGCAAAGGATGATGTAATCGAGGGTGATAAGGCGGCTGGATCATATAACAAGATGATGATATCAGATTTTGCTATATCATTATCAAGAAAAAAGGAAGATAAAGTAAGAGGCACAGGTAGGATACATATCATGAAGAATAGGTATGGGACTGATGGAATGACCTATGAAGCTAAGATAAATACATCAAACGGATCTATTATAATAAGTGAATCTGAAATGGATGAAGACAGTTTGGAAAGTAATACAGTTGCTATAAACTCAAAAGGACCAAGTGCATTTACTAGTCAAGAAAGAACTTTTCTACAACAAAAGTTTTTTGAATTAACTAAGTAGAACTATTTATTATCAAATAAAAGAGCATGAGTTTATTAGATGTATATAGCAAAGGAACCGTCACTGGGATAGCAGGCCCTAGTGTGAGACGTCGTATCGAACTAGAGGACACAGCTACAAACATGAGACCTGATAATATAGGTACATATGGCGATACATATGCAGATGCCATTTTAGCAGCTCAGAGGAGTGGTAAAAATAACCTAGTTAGTAAGGTAAAGAGTATAAATGCTCAGCAACCATCATCAAAATACGTAAACAACATTGCCACAGCCGCTAACCCAAGAACAAATAGCTTACTTGTAAAAGCTGGGAAATCAAATATGTTAGGACCTGGCCACTTCCCAATTGATATTTGCACATATACTGATAGAATCTTCATGGAGCAAAACGCCAGCTTAGGCCAAGCTTCAATAAATCCGAGTGTACTTAGAGTAGCTACGCAAACTGTACCGGTATTAACATCAATCGCTTCTAACATTGGTACCTTAGCAGGCCCACCAGCAGTAGACGGAAGATATGATATAACAATAGGTTATGGATTTGTACTCTACAATACTAGAGGTACTTACCAAGGATAAACAGTCAAATTAAACAAAATTTTAACGAAATACCTAATTTCGTAGTGAAATCACTATCTATAATCTTAAAAATAAAGTAAATCAAAAATGGACATCTCTCAAAAGATTTTAAGTGACATTACCGTACACATGAAGTACGCAAGACATAACTCAGTTATAGACAGGAGAGAATCCTGGATTGAGTTAGTAACAAGGAATAAAGAAATGCATATCAAGAAGTTCCCAGAGCTAGTGGATCAGATTAATGATGCCTATGAGACGGTATACAATAGAAAATCACTACCATCAATGCGTTCAATGCAGTTTGCAGGAAAGTCCATTGAGATTAGTCCAAACCGTATTTACAACTGCGCTTACTTACCGATTGATGATTGGAGAGCATTTGGTGAAACAATGTTCTTATTATTAGGTGGAACTGGTGTTGGATTCTCGGTACAAAAGCACCACGTAGAAAAGCTACCAGAGATTAGAAAACCTAACTCAACTAAGAACAGAAGGTTTTTAATCGGTGATAGCATTGAAGGATGGGCTGATGCAGTGAAGATGTTAATGAAGTCTTACTTTGAAGGCGGATCAACAATTAACTTTGATTTCTCGGATATTAGACCAAAAGGAGCAATGCTTGTAACATCAGGCGGTAAAGCACCAGGTCCTCAACCGTTAAAAGAATGTTTAGTAAAAGTACAAGGCATCTTAGATACAAAACAAGACCGTGAGAAGTTATCACCGATTGAAGTACACGATATCGTATGTCACATTGCAGATGCAGTATTAGCAGGTGGAATTAGAAGAGCTGCCTTGATTAGTTTATTTAATGCAGACGATGAAGAGATGATATCTGCAAAGTCAGGTGCATGGTGGGAATTGAATCCACAAAGAGGTCGTGCAAATAACTCTGCAGTATTATTAAGAAATAAGCTCACAGAAGAGTTTTTTATGGGCCTTTGGAAAAAGATTGAAGCAAGTGGAGCTGGTGAACCGGGTATCTACTTAAGTAATGATAAAGACTGGGGAACGAACCCATGCTGTGAAATTGCTCTACGTCCATTCCAATTTTGTAATTTATGTGAAGTAAACGTAAGTGATGTAGCAGATCAGGAAGATTTGAATGCAAGAGTTAAAGCAGCAGCATTCATTGGAACCTTACAAGCATCATACACTAACTTCCACTATCTAAGACCAGTATGGCAAAGAATAACTGAAAAAGACGCTCTAATTGGAGTAGGAATGACTGGGATTGGGTCTGGAAAAGCTCAGAAGTTGGATCTCGAACAAGCAGCAGAAGTGGTAAACCAAGAAAATAACAGAGTTGCAAAACTACTAGGAATTAATCCTGCAGCAAGATGCACGACTATCAAACCATCAGGCACATCCTCATTAGTATTAGGAACGTCGAGTGGTATACATGCTTGGCACAATGATTATTATATTCGTAGACTTAGAGTAGGAAAGAACGAAGCAATCTACACTCACCTAGCAATCCATCACCCAGAGTTAATTGAAGACGATTTCTTCCGTCCACACGATACAGCAATTATAACTGTACCGCAGAAAGCACCAGAAGAAGCAATACTAAGAACAGAATCTGCAATAGACTTACTTGAGAGGGTTAAGTACTTCTATCAACACTGGATCAAACCAGGACATAGGACAGGACAGAATACACATAACATATCTGCAACAGTTTCTATCAAAGAAGACGAGTGGGATATGGTAGGTAAATGGATGTGGGAAAATAGAAAGTTTTACAACGGATTATCAGTACTTCCTTACTCAGACCACAGTTACACTCAGGCACCGTTTGAGGACTGCACCGAAGAGAAGTATGAAGAGTTGATGCAGAGCTTAACAAATATTGATTTAACACAAGTAATTGAAATAGCCGACAACACAGACTTGAAGGGAGAGGTCGCATGTCAAGGGGGACAGTGCGAAGTTAACTAATATGACAAGAAGTGTATTCATACAAGGCATTGACTACTATCTAGAGGATGGGATGGTAGTGTTTACAAGCAAGTATCTTGCAGAGAAAGGAATCTGCTGTGGTACGGACTGCAGACACTGTCCCTACATTCCCAGGCATATAAAAGATAATAAGAATCTCGAGGATAGTGAAAATAATTTAGAAAAAAAGTTGAAAGATTAAAAATAAGATCGTACATTTAATTAAAACAATTATTATTATGGCAAAAAGCAAGCAAGAACAGAACACGACTCAAGAAGAGCCTTTTTTATTTGCCATCGGTACACCAGAAGGTGACATGATGGTAAAAGTTGGATCCGATGGAAATATTTTGTATCTTAAAGAAGATGTATCATTAACAGAAGCGTCTAAGGCATTCTGGGATTCATTCCAAGTATTCTTACCTATTACAATTGAAGAAGTAGAGGAGCATGCTAGCGATGAAGAATTAGGCCGCTATGTGAGATTAAAAATGCAAGCAAAACAGAATACTTAATTTTAAAAACAAAATAGTTATGATTACAAAAACTTCAGCAGCACAGCCTGCACAGGAAGAATTACCAACAACATCTTTATTTGACTACTTAGATAGACCTGCAGGCGAAGCACTTGGTACAGCAGTGTACGAAGTCGCTAAGATGGCAAACGAGCCAGTAAAGTCCAGAATATTGGATTTACAAAGTTATAAAGGTAAGGTAATGGTTTACCGTCATTCATTTCTAAAAGCAGTATTTAGTGAGCCTATCTTGAAAAAGATTATTGATGAAGATGTAATAAAGTACAACAAAAAGAAAGCTCAAAAAGCAGATACAGTTAAACAATCAAACATTCCATTTTAATTAAAAACTATGACATTTCAATCAACTAAATTATTTGATGGGTACTCTTGCGTTTTCCGCCAATGGAAAGCAGAAGGTACACACTGTCGCTTCTTACACGGTTATGGAGTATCATTTAGAGTATGGTTTGAAAGAGAGTTAGATCATAGATTCTGGGTATGGGATTTTGGTGGTATGAAAAGAGCAAAGATAGCTATTGATGGCTTGAATCCAAAAGCATGGATGGACTATATGTTTGATCACACTACCTTAGTAGCTCAAGACGATCCTTCCCTAGTAGATTTCAAGAGACTGGACAGCGACGGACTTATACAGCTTCGTATCATTCCTGCAACAGGTGCAGAGCAATTTGCAAAGTTTATTTATGATAAACTAAGTGTATTTGTACAAGAAGAGACTGAGGGTAGAGTTAAGGTAGCTCAAGTAGAATTTATGGAACATAATAAAAACACAGCAATCTATAAACCATAATAAATAATATGAAGACAATTTTCAAAAACGGAGTTTACGACAGAGTAAACGAAGAAGTGGCTGATAGTAATGTTAGATACTACGGATGGAAGTATGTTCCGAAGTCTGAATGGAAAGCAACAACAAGGACTTCTAAAACAGAAATCCAAACAGTTGAAGCTAATAAGAAGGAAAAAACACTGTCTAAGAAAACACAGCGTAGATTAGTAATTAAAGAAAATCAAAGACAATAGAAAAACATGTTTGATAAATTAATAATATTAATTCAACAATTTGGATACGCTTTATTTCCTATATTCATTATTAATACATGGGAAGAAGCTGTAATATTACGAGCAGGTAATTTTCTTAAAATAGTCAAACCAGGAATCTATTTAAAAATTCCCTTTCTTGACACAATATGGAAACACAATGTCATTACTCAATCTATTGATATCCCACCTCAATCAGTTACTACAGCAGATGGTTATAATGTGGTAGTGAAGGGCATTATTCGATTTACGATATGGGATATTAAATTATTTCTTACAACTATTACTGAACCTAAAGATGTATTAACTGATACAACAGGAGGAATGATTAGAGAAATTATAGAAGAAACTACATGGAATGATCTAGTAGACATTGATAAAAAATTAACATTAGAAGTAGAAAAATTTGTAAAAAGATGGGGAATTAAAGTAGATAAAGTAACATTAACCGACTTACAAATAGCAAATTCAATTAGAATAATCCAGGATAATACACATCAAACAAAAGTATTACCTATAAATGAAAATTTTTATGAGTAAAATAGATCCAAATAAGCTGCTAATCAGCTCTGACTTCTATTCTGTACAAGGAGAAGGTATATCAACTGGAATACCATCATACTTCGTTCGCTTAGGATTATGTAACCTAACTTGCGGTATGAGTAGAAAATTCACTAACACCTTGTTAAAAGAAACACTATTAGCCGATGGTGAAATACTTAAAGGCGATTTAGAGTTAGAAGGTAAAGCAACATGGACTTGTGATAGTATATCACAGTGGCTATGGAGAGGTGAGAATAAAGAGTTTCAATATCTAATTGATCAATGGAAAGAGCAAGGTATCTATGAAGATATTAAGAACGGTACTATCCATATCATTTGGACTGGTGGTGAACCTACAATTAAGGGACACCAGGAAGCTATTAGCAATTTCTTGAATACATGGACAAGATCAGATATTGATATAACTGAGTATAATGAAATAGAGACAAATGGTACAGTTTATATTGAAGATCCATTATGGAAACATCTACATCAAATCAACTGCTCACCAAAGCTATCTAACTCAGGTATGACTGAGAAACAACGTATAGTACCAGAAGCAATAGAACGTATTAAACAACATTCCAATTACCAATTC